AGCTAAAACAGGAGGTATTGCAATACGAGGAAATAAATTTAAAGGCGTTTTTTAATGAAAGGTATGAAGTTATATAAAAAAGCTACAGGGGGTTATCTCTCAGCACTTGAACAATCAAAACCTGAATTGTTTACAACAATTAAAAATTATAGAGATAGGTTAGATAGTGGTGAGCAACAAACTTTTGATAAAAGAGCTAACATTCAATATGCAGCCACCATGAACATGCCTAAAAATCAAAGAGATGCTTATATTTCATCAATAGAAAAAGAGTATTCAAAACCAACAGACACACAATTTAAACAAGTAAAAAGCAGTTTAGGACAAAAGTTCAAACCTACATATACTTATTATTCCCTTGACAAAACAAAAGCTCCGTCAACTACTGGTTATTATAGAGACTTATCAGCTGAAATAAGTGAAGCAGAAAAAGAATTAGCAGGCTTAACAATTACCGAATCTAGACAGAGAACAAGACCAAAATATGAGTATGTTCAAAATCAAGGTTATGTTGGTCCAGGAGCTCCTCCTCCAAAGCCACCTCAAACTGTTTACAAATTACCAGAAGGTTCAAGAGAGGTACAGGGGGATTTATATCAAGGCAGATATTTTTCAGACCCAACTAACAAAGGTCAATATCGACCTATAGGTCAAGAAAAGTACACAGAAACTACGACAAGAGCACAAAAAATAGGGGACACTGACTATGATAAAAAATTTAATGAAATCCAAAGACTTCAAAGAAGACATGAAAATAGGTTTTTTTCTCAATTGAATCAACCTTCTTCTAATCAAGTTAATGCTCAAAACATTTATTCTAGTATGGGGTTTGGTAGCTCAAATACAACCCAACCAAAACCTTTTGTGAATCCATACGCTTCTTACGGAACACCTTTAACGACTGCAAAAAAAGGAGGAGCTGTTAAAATGAGTAAGGGTGGTAAAGCAGCTATTCGTGGTAAAAGGTTTACAGGAGTATATTAATGGCATACGCAAGAGGTAAATATGCAAAAGCAATTTCGGATCGCTCTGGTATGGCATTTCCTTATAATGAAATGGTAAGAGAATGGAATGGTTCACTTGTTCACAAGTCAGAGTATGAAGCAAAACATCCTCAGATAAGAAGAAAACATATTACTGCTGATCCCATAGCTTTAGCTAACGCTAAAAGTCAAAAATTTCAACAACCAATACAACCTTTTATAAATGATTCAACAACAGATCAAACAAAAACTGATTCAGGAGGAGGAGGTCAAGCAGTTGTTAATTTAACTTTACCAGGTGATTTTGCATTTAGAACGGATGGTTCAGTCTCTTTGACATCTACAGACGCCAATCCAACTTACGGAAGCATGGTTCCTGATGATGGATCAGAAGAAAATAGAAAAAGACAGTTAACAGCCGAAGTTGGTAAAATAACAGTTGATGCAATTGCTGTAACAATATTAGCTGTCACTGTTGTAAGCACGGCTGATGGAAACAAATATTTTATTGATGGTGTAAGACAAGCAACCCCTAACTTTGTAAGAGGCAATACTTATAGATTTTCACAGCCAGAAAGTGCAATTGCTCATCCTTTACGCATAAGTGAGACTAGCGATGGTACACATAATTCAGGAACTGCTTATACAACAGGTGTATCCACTACATCAGAGTATACACAAATCACTGTAGCTAGTGACGCACCAAGCACATTATATTATTATTGTAGCATTCATTCAGGTATGGGTGGATCAATAAGTATATCAGGATAGATTATGGCAATTACACATTCAGATTTTTTAACACAAGTAAGAAACTATACAGAGGTAGATAGTAATGTATTATCGGACACTTTAATAGATCAATTTATTAGAAATGTCGAATTAGATGTTGCTGGTAAGGTTGACTATGATGACTTACGAAAATATGCAACGACTTCAACTATTGCATCACAAAGATATCTGAGCATGCCTTCGGATTTAATTTATTTGCGTTCTGTCCAAATTACAAACTCAGGAGTAAGAGACTTTTTAGAAAAAAGAGATACAAGTTTTATATCTGAATATAATAGTAGTGATACTACAGGAGTGCCTAAATATTATGCAAATTGGGATGATCAAAACATTGCAATTGCACCTGTTCCGAATGCTGCTTTCACAATTCAAATTAATTACATTATTGATCCTCCTCATTTTACTTCATCAAATTCAACTTATTTATCGACTTACTATGAAAATGTTTTATTGTATGGTGTTTTAACTGAATGTTTTTCTTATCTAAAAGGTCCGATGGATATGTACAAAGTGTATTTAGACAAGTATAATGAAGAAGTTCAAGCGTTTGGACTACAACAAATGGGACAAAGAAGAAGAGGGCAGTATGAAGAAGGAGTGCCTAGAGTACAAATTCAATCACCCTCGCCTTAAAAAATGGAGTAAATATGGCAATAACAACTAGTGTAATTTGTAATTCTTTTAAAAAAGAACTTTTTGAAGGAACACATAATTTTAAACAAACTGGTGGTAACTCATTCAAGTTATCACTGTATACAAACAGTGCTGTTTTAGGTAAATCCACTACAAGTTTTACCACGGATGCACAAGTATCTAATTCAGGTCAATATACAAGTGGTGGTGGTGCTCTTGTTAATGGTGGGACATCATTATCAACAAACACGGCACTTGTTGATTTTGCTGATAGATCGTTTACTGGAGTTACTTTAACTGCAAGAGGTGCTTTAATTTATAACGACACAGCATCAGGTGATCCTGCTGTTTGCGTATTAGATTTTGGAGGCGATAAAACAGCAACATCAGGAACATTTACCATTCAGTTTCCTGCTTTTAGTGCAAGTGCAGCTATACTAAGAGTTACATAGAGTAGAGTATGTCCAACGGATGGGGACAACTTACTTGGAGTGAAGGACTTTGGGGTCAACAGGGTGATCAAATTGTATCCCTTACTGGTTTTTCTCTAACTTTATCTTTAGGTGGTTTTACACAAACGACAGTTGGCGAAGCCACAGGAATAGCTTTAACTTCATCTTTAGGAACAGCAGTAGGTTTTACAGATTTTGTAGCTCAGCCAAGTGGGTTGAGTTCAACAATGACTCTAGGGTCAATAAACTTTTTCAACGACAGCATTGAGTCACCTAGTGGAGTTGCTATAACCTCTGCGTTAGGTTCTGTAACTACTTTTGCAGATGTTGAAATGGCAATTACAGGTTTTGATATAACTGCTTCACTTGGGTCTATCAATTTAATAAATTGGGCAGAGGTTGATGTAGGCACCTCTGTTGTATGGACAGAGGTTGATAGAGCAGCATAAATGATTTATAATGTGAATTAATATAAAGGAATAGTATGGCTTCAACATTCTCAACAAGTTTAAAATTAGAATTACAAGCAACTGGTGAAAACGCTGGTACTTGGGGTACAAAAACAAATACAAATTTAGAGTTAGTAGAACAAGCCGTTGGTGGATACGAAGAAGTATCTATTGCTGGTGGTGCAGGAACTACTGCATTAGCAATGTCAGATGGTTCAGCGTCTAATGCTCGAAACATGGTGCTTAAACTAACAGGAACAATTACAGGAAATAGAATTGTTACTGTTCCTGATAGCATGGAAAAAGTTTACATCGTTTCAAATGGCACTTCAGGTGCTCATACAGTACAGTTCAAAACAGCTAGTGGTACAGGATATACTTTTGTTGCTGCTGATAAATCAGTTAGAGTATTATTTGCTGATGGCACAAATGTTGTTGATACAGGAATAATTAATACATCCTCTACCGACACACTTACAAATAAAACATTGACAAGTCCAACTATCAATGGTGCAACTACTACAGGTGCTATTGCCAACTCAGCAACAATTGCAGGAGGCACAGTTAGTGCAGTGACTTTGACAAAACCAAGAATTGCTGATGCTGGTTTTATTGCTGATTCAAATGGAAATGAACAAATAATTTTTCAAGAAACAGGCAGTGCTGTTAATGAGCTTGAGATAACAAATGCAGCTACAGGAAATGATGTAGGACTTGCAGTTACAGGTGGAGATACAAATGTTGGTTTAGCTTTTACTGCTAAAGGTTCTGGTCGTTTTAAATTTAATGATGCTGCGTATATCCCTGAACAGACATTGACGGATGGTACAAATATAGATTGGGATGTACAAGCAAAGCCAGTTGCTAAAGTTACATTAGCGGGAAATAGAACATTAAACAATGCAACCAACGCAGTCACAGGTCAATTTTTTAGTCTTTTGGTGGTTCAAGATGGCACAGGTTCAAGGACTTTATCTTTTGCATCAAATTATGAATTTGCATCTGATACAGCCCCAACTTTAACAACAACTGCTGCCTTAGGTGATTTTTTTGTATTTTATTATAATGGTGCAAAGTTTATAGAAGTTGGTCGTAACCTTGCATTAACATTGAGTTAGGAGAAATTATGTGGGCGTTAGTAAAAGCAAATCAAGTTATTAAAATATTTAATGGTGCTCAGGCATTTGAACACAACGATATAAAACATCCTGCGAATATTTTTTCTAGTTGGAGTGCTGAAGAAAAAGCAGCCATAGGTTTGTATCCTGTACAAAATGACGACTCAAATTACAAAGATCCTACATTTTATAAAAACAGAAGTGAGTCTTTTCAATTTGATGAAACTAATAAAGTAGTCAAGAAAGTTTGGAAAACAGCAGAAGACCATGAAATGGAAGATAAGACTGTTGATGGTTTAATTGTTGAAGGATTAAAGACTAAAAAAGTTAATGAAGTAAACACTCAAGCTTTTAATATTTTGAAGCCAACAGATTGGATGGCAATTAAAGCTAGTGAAGTTTCTGATTATTCTTTGCCAGATAATGTTGCAAAATTTAGAGCAGCAGTTAGAACAAAATCAAATGATATGGTCACTAGAATTAAAGCAACAAAAGATGTAAGAGTTTTAGAAACTTTATACACTTACACCAACACAGGCACAGAATCCAAGCCTGTAATGAGTAGACCTTTAGGGGAGTTTCCAAAGCTGGAGGACTTCTAAATGCCTTTAATAATTCCAAGTAACAGTCAAAGTGCATCTGGATACACAATAGACCAATCAATTAGGTTTGATCCTGCTGATAATACCTACATGCATAGAACACAAGATACTGCTGACAGTAAAAGAAAATTAAGTCTTTCTTGGTGGATGAAAAGAGGTGAATCTTTTGGCACAGAATTATGTTTGTTTGCAGCTGGTGCAAGTTCACGATTTATGGCAAGAATGCACTCCGATAATAAACTTACATTAAGATTAACAAATGGTACGACCGAAAAAACAATGACCACCGATATGGTTTTCAGAGACCCTGGGGCATGGTATCACTGCCTATGGGTAGCTGATTGTACAGGAGGTGTGTCTAGTGAGTTTTCTGTTTTATATGTAAATGGTACAAGGGTATCAATGACAGGAACTCAACCAAGTGCTGATACTGATTTTGCTGGTTATGGAGATGGTTCAACTTTTTCTATATCAACAAATTCTCATTCATTAAGTAGTCAAGAATGGGATGGGTATTTAGCTGAAATGGTTTTAATTGATAACCAAGCATTAGACCCATCTAGTTTTGGTGAATACAACTCATCTAATATATGGATCCCCAAAAATGTAAGTGGATTAACTTTTGGTACAAATGGTTTTTATGTTGATGGTAGAGATAGTGCAGACCTTGGGGACGACGAATCTGGAAATGGAAATGATTTCAGTACAAATGGACTGGCAGCACATGACCAAGTTAGTGACTCACCTTCCAATAATTTTTGTGTAATGAACGCAATAGAAAATGTTCCGTGTAATTTTAGTCAAGGTAATTTAACCATTGATTCAACTACTAATTTTACTGGTGCAGCAATAAGAGGTAATGTTCATATTAAAGGTGGCTCAACTGGTAAATGGTATTATGAAGTAATAGGTAGTTTAACTGGTGATTATTGGGGT